TTTTATAAATATTATGAAATAATCTCATTTTTAATAGAGGGAGTAAAAAAACATGGCATTTTTAGTTTCTCCTGGCGTTCAAGTCAAAGAGGTAGATTTAACCAATGTCGTTCCAGCAGTTGCAACATCAATCGGTGCGATTGCGTGTCCTTTTGAAAAAGGGCCTGTTTCTGAAGTAACAAATATATCTTCAGAGGAACAGTTGGTAAAGATATTTGGTAAACCTCAAACTACAGATAATCAATATGAGTGGTGGTTCACAGCTTCAAACTTTTTGCAATATACCAACCAACTCAATGTTGTACGAGTAGAATCTGGCATACTAAACGCAACCGCTGGTAGCACAGGACTACTCATAAGAAATACAGACCATTACCTAGAGTCATTTAGTAATGGTGAAGCATCAGTCGGTGAATGGGCTGCAAGAACTGCTGGAACTCATGGTAACTCACTAGGAGTGTCAATATGTTCAAGTGCAAATAACTATTCACAAAACGCTGTAACAACAACAAGTGCAGAGGAAGCTGAAGGACAGACCACAATATCTGTCACAGATGCAACTGTCTTTAGTGTTGGTGACTTGGTAAACTTTGGTGAAACAGATGGTCACGAATACGAAGTTAAAACTGTAAATGATAGTGGAAGTGCAGACACCATAGTCATCAAGTTAAAAGATGACGCAAATGGTGCTGGTCTACAAAGCACAATCTCAAGTGGAACTAGCATTCGAAGAAGATGGAGGTTCTATGACTTGTTTGATGGCGCTCCAGGCACATCATTATATGCAGAACAAAATGATAGAGGAACACTAGATGAAATACACATAGTTGTTTATGATACAACTGGTGCAATCTCTGGTTTTAGTGTGGACGCAGATGGACAAAGAACAAACGCAGTTCTAGAAACTTTTGCAAACCTCTCAGTCAATAACAATGCAAAAGGGCCACAGGGAGATAGTATCTTCTACGCAGACGTAATATACAGACAGTCAGAGTTTGTATATCAAATGGATCATAATACTGGTGGAACAAACTGGGGAACAGATATTGATGGAACTCAAGAAGGTGATGTATTACTTGATGGAACAGACAGTTCTGGAACAGACGCTGGTAGTAAAGTCTTACTAGATGGTACAGATGGGTCTGGAACTGATGGTGGTGACAATGTTGACTTGGAAGATGGTACATCAACATACGCAGTTCTCTCTTTACCAACAAGAAGTGAACTCTCTGGTGGAACTGATGACTACGCAGTGACCGCTGGTGAACTTAAAACTGCATATGACAGATTTTTAGATACAGAGTCACTAGACGTAAATCTAATCTTAGGTGGACGAGGTGGTGGAGCTGGTGACAGTTCATCAACTCAAGATACACACGTTACAATGTTAACATCATTCGTTGAAACACGAAGAGATTGTGTCGCATTTGTATCACCACATAGAAGTGCAACAGTCAATGTAAATAGTTCACTTACACAAACAGACAATGTGATAACTGCATTTGATTTATGTCCATCATCATCATTTGTGGTATTCGATAGTGGATATAAGTATATGTACGACAAGTACAACGACTTATTCAGATTTGTACCACTCAATGGGGATATTGCTGGACTATGTGCGTTTACAGATCAAGTCGCAGACTCATTCTTTTCACCAGCTGGTTTCAACAGAGGTAGAATTAGAGGTGCAATCAAACTCTCTTATAACCCAAACAACGCAGAGAGAGATAGATTGTATCGTGCGAGAGTAAATCCTGTGGTGAACTTCTCTGGACAGGGTGTAACACTCTTTGGAGACAAGACTGCGTTAACAAAACCAAGTGCGTTTGACCGAATAAACGTAAGACGACTATTCTTACTCATGGAAAAAGCAATCGCAACTGCGGCCAAGTTTCAACTCTTTGAGTTCAACGATGAGTTTACAAGGGCACAGTTTAGAAACTTGGTAGAACCTTTCTTACGAGATGTTCAAGGTAGACGAGGTATATCAGACTTTAGTGTGGTCGCAGATGCAACCAACAATACTGGTGAAGTCATAGACAGAAACGAGTTTGTTGCAGACATCTTTGTCAAACCAAACAGGTCGATTAACTTCATATCTCTGAACTTCATTGCAACGAGAACTGGTGTCGCATTTACTGAGGTAGGAGGTTAATCATGGCAAACATAGATGACTTTAAAGCTAACTTAATCGGTGGTGGTGCTCGTGCGAATCAGTTTAGAGTTACCATAACTCCACCCTCTGGGATTGCGATAGGTCTTGATGTAAGACGAGCATCATTCCTAGTGACTGCAAGTATCTTACCAGCATCAACACTTGGTGAGATTGCAGTTCCGTTCAGAGGTCGAAACATCTATGTTTCTGGAGATAGACCAGCACCTGACACATGGTCAACAACTTTTTACAATGATACAGACTTCATGGTAAGAAATGCGATGGAACTATGGCACAATGGTATTAACGACTTTGCGAACAATACTGGTGTGATAAATCCATCTGATTATCAGACAGACTTATTTGTAGAACAGTTAGATAGAGATGACACAGTTCTGAAGACATATATTTTCAGAAGTGCATATCCATTGACTATCGGTGATATTGCATTAAGTAGTGCAGAAGCTGGTGAGATAGAAACATTTGAAGTAACTTGGAGATACCAACACTACGAACCATCTGGCGTAAGTTTCTAAATCTAACCTACTAAATACCAATAGTAAGTAGGAGATATTATGGCAGAACTATTTGGTTTCAAGTTTGAAAGAATCAAAGACGATAAGGGTAGTGAGAAATTCACTGCCCCCTCGTCTAATGATGGCACTATTGATTTAAGTGGTGGTGGTTTCTATAGTCAAGTTCTAGATGCAGATGGTAGAGATCGCACAGAACATGACCTAATCAGAAGATATCGTGACATATCACAACAACCAGAGTGTGACTCTGCGATTGAGGATATCGTGAACGAAGGTATTGTTTCTGATGAAAAAGATCAATCAGTATCAATAGTTCTAGATAGACTTCCATATCCAAAAAGAATAAAAGACAGAGTAAGAGAAGAGTTTGATGGTGTTCTCAGACTTTTAGACTTTGACACAAAAGGTCACGACATATTTCGTAGATGGTATGTTGATGGTAGATTATACTATCACAAAGTGATTGATAAGAAAAATCCAAGAATGGGTGTGATGGAACTTAGGTTTATCGAACCCAGAAAAATCAAAAAAGTTAGAGAGTTAGTAAAAGCACCAAAGAATGGTAGTAGTATAAACTTAGTTAAAAAAGTAGAAGAGTATTATCTCTACAATGAAAGAGGTATGTTGACATCAGGCCCGTCTGAGGGTATTCGAATATCACCAGATAGTATTACATTTTGTCCATCTGGTTTAGTAGATGCAAATAAAGGACACGTTCTATCATATCTACACAAAGCAATCAAACCTGTAAATCAGTTGCGTATGATAGAGGACGCACTTGTGATCTATCGTATATCAAGAGCTCCAGAAAGAAGAATATTTTACATTGATGTTGGTAACTTACCGAAGATAAAAGCAGAGCAGTATCTAAAAGATGTGATGAACAGATACAGAAACAAACTGGTCTATGATGCATCTACTGGTGAGATACGAGATGATAGAAATCATATGTCAATGTTGGAGGACTTTTGGTTACCAAGACGAGAGGGTGGTAGAGGAACAGAGATTACCACACTTCCAGGCGGTTCTAATCTTGGTGAAATAGACGATATAGTTTACTTTCAAAGAAAGTTATTCAGATCACTCAATGTTCCAATCTCAAGACTAGAAGCAGAACAAGGTTTTAGTCTTGGTCGTTCCACAGAGATTACAAGGGATGAACTTAAATTTACTAAGTTTGTACAAAGACTAAGAAAAAAGTTCACACCTCTATTCACAGATATTTTGAAAACCCAACTAGTTCTCAAGGGTGTTATTACTCTTGAGGATTGGGATAATATGAGTCAACATATACAATACGACTTCATGCAAGATGGATATTTTGCAGAACTCAAAAAGTCGGAGTTGCTCAGAGAACAACTAGACCAACTTGGAACTATTGACTCCTACATAGGAACATTTTTCAGTAAGAAGTGGGTACAAAAGAATGTATTACAAATGACTGATAATGAGATTGATGATATGCAGAAAGAGATAAACAGAGAAGCTGGACAAGACGTAGAAGATGGTGGAGTAGATCTACCAAGAGATACAGATGGTGTCACAAGATATCCATCACAGGGTGGTAACATTATCGGTGCAGACGATATAGATAAGTATGATAATAATGAACCACCAAAACAAGGAGGAAATGATAATGAGTAGTGAAGATTTTGTAGACGCATTAAGTTTGAGTAAAAACCTTGAGGCAGAAGAAGCTTTTAAATCTGCAATGCAAGATAAAATTGGTGCAGCCTTAGAAACTAAAAGAAGAGAGGTTGCAAATACTTTTGTAAAAACTGTTGTAAAGGACAATGGAGATGTCGAAGAGGTTTGATTCATTCTATGCTCCAGTAACGGAGAAAGATGAACATAAAAAATCTAGGTTATATAAGAAGTTATCTCCTAAGATGCGAGATGCAGTTGATGATATATTTAAAAAAATGGACTCTAAACCTCAAGATTTCCTAAATACTTTTGAGAAAACTATACAACAAATCTCTAAGAAGTACAGGGTTTCCGAAAAAGAACTCATGGGTTATTTTGAGAAAGAAATGTTAACAATTTAAGGAAGAGAGATGGCTTTAAAATTAATTAGACACGTTGGTACGATTACTGCATCAACTCTGGGTGACGATGCGGCTCATGGACTTGCACTAGGGAAATTAGGAAACGGAAACGCATTTAGAGTAAATGAATTTGGTGGAAATGATCTTTTCATAAAGGTAACGAGTATAGACCAAAGAACAGCAGTAACCTCAAGTAACGGATTATATCTAAGAGCAAATACCTCAGTAACAATTGTACCAGAGGGAAACAGATCACCGATAGTTGGTAGTGATACAGGAGCAAGAGTTGCATTAGACGGAACAGACACAGATGGTTCAGATGCTGGTGATATCGTCATACTAGATGGACATTTAAATGCAAATAGTGTTGTATCAGATGTAGGTGGTGCAGTATTAGTAGATGCAGCTGAAGAGAACTATTTCATCTCAGTCATAAATGAAACAGGTAGTGGTAGTGATGGTGCAGTTCACATAGAAGTAGTAACACAGGCGAATCCAGTATGACACAGACAGTAAAATTAATATCAGAAGAAATTCAAGACGTAGAGTATATCTGCGAAGAGAACGAGAATGGTAAAAAGGATTATAAGATACGAGGTATCTTTATGCAAGCAGACATAAAGAACAGAAATGGTCGTGTCTATCCTATGCAAGTACTAAATAAAGAAGTAAACAGATATAATAAAGAATATATCAACGAGAATCGTGCGTTTGGTGAGTTGGGACACCCAGATGGCCCAACAGTAAATCTTGAGAGAGCATCACATATGATAACATCTCTCAAACCAGACGGAAAGAATTTCATTGGTGAGGCGAAGATACTCAAAACACCAATGGGAAATATTGTTAAATCTTTGATGGACGAGGGTGCAAAACTTGGAGTTTCATCAAGAGGAATGGGGAGTTTAGACCAAAAGAATGGTGCTAACTATGTGAGAAATGACTTTTACCT